AAGTAGGCGGCAGTCTCGCTGCGCTTGCGGTGCACTACAAGCTAGGCACTAAGGGCACTGAAGTACTAGATGCACTGGGCAAGAAGCGCATAGACTTCACAGAGCAAGAGATGCGTTCATACGGGGAGTACTGCAAGAATGATGTGGGGCTAACCTACGGGTTGTTCTGGAAGCTGATGGGCGAAGGCTTCCCGGTACCAGAGCTTGACTTAATTGATCTTACCGTCCGTATGTTCGTTGACCCGGTGATTGAGCTAGATGTCGAGGTGCTTACAAAGAATTTGCAGGAGGTGCAGGCAGCTAAGGCGAAGCTATTGGGCAGGGCCATGATTGACAAAGGCCAATTGATGAGCAACGACCAGCTAGCAGCGTTGCTGTGGGAACTCGGGGTTGCCCCACCTACTAAGATAAGTCCAACGACTAATAACCCGGTGTACGCGTTTGCTAAAACAGACGAGGCGTTCCAAGCCCTGCTTGAGCATGAAAACTTATTTGTGCAAGCCCTAGTAGCGGCACGGTTAGGGGTTAAGTCCACCATCGAGGAGACGCGCACCGAAAGGCTAATAAACATTGCAGGGCGTGGGTTGATGCCCATACCCCTGCGTTACTACGCGGCGCACACAGGCCGGTGGGGTGGAGATGACCGCGTGAACATGCAGAACTTACCTCGCAAGTCCCCGTTAAAGTATGCGCTACGTGCGCCTGAGGGGTACTCGTTTATTGACTGCGACTCTTCCCAGATAGAAGCCCGCACTTTGGCGTGGTTGTCAGGGCAGGAGGATTTGGTACGCTCGTTCGAGAATGGGGAGGATGTGTATAGGCACATGGCGTCTGTCATATACGGCAAGCCAGAGGCGGACATAACCAAGGAGGAAAGATTTTTTGGGAAAACTATAGTGCTCGGAGCTGGCTACGGCCTTGGCGCAGTTACGTTTCAACGGCAGCTAAAGAACTTCAAGGTGGTGCTAGACGAGGCCGAGTGCAAGCGACTCATAGACGTGTATCGCCGCACCTACCCGCGAATCCCGGAGTTGTGGAAGCAGGCTAACGATGCGCTGCTGGCCATGATGGACAACAAGACCGCACCGTTGGGGCTTGCCGGGGTGTTGGAGGTGCACGGCAAGGGCGTTAGGTTGCCAAACGGTTTATACCTTAAGTACCCCAACCTACGTTGGAAAACTGACGAGGCCACGGGCAAAAAAGAAATGGTGTACGACACCAAGAAGGGCAAGTCTGATGTAGTTACTAGGATATATGGCGGTAAGTTGGTAGAGAACTGTTGTCAGGCACTGGCCCGCATAGTAATAGGCGAGCAGATGCTGGCGGTGGCTAAGGAACAAAGAGTAGTGGTGACGGTGCATGATGCTATAGGCAGCGTAGTACCAGAAGCCCAAGCGCAAGCGGGGTTAGCATTCGTAGAGTCGTGTATGAGGACTCGTCCAACGTGGGCGCAGGGATTACCTCTCAACTGTGAGGGTGGTTTCGGTGCAACATACGGGGACTGTTAGGCGTTACATGCTTGGTGGGTCATGGCCTACCACGTTCCCAGCGGGCGGTGGAATGTTCAACTTAACACCCGCAGTGCATAACGGGCTGACAGAAGTCTTGTCCTCCTTTCTGGGTATGCACCGGAGAAGCCACGCTAAGGCTAGTCCTCCCCTAAAGGGAGGCACTTCATTAACTAGGAGGACACGACGATGACTGAGGTTTTTATAAACGATCTGATGCAAGACATGCTGGACGCCGGGTTTGGGCTGATGCAAATCAAAGCTGCACTAGAAGATGGATCGTGGCAGGCGCAGGCGGGTATCTCACAAGAAGAAGCCGAAGAAGCATACGCCCATGTGCTGCGGTGTATAGCAGCGCTATCAACGGGGAAACCAAATGTGTATCACTGAGATCAAAGCAGGATGGTGGAAGCTGGTGAGTGAGGGCGAAGAACCTGTTTACCGAAACCGACTTGTGTTTTTTGGTTACAACAGAGCAGAAGTAGTACACAAGTTTAACAACTGGATCAGACGCAAAGAACTGGAGAAGTGGCGATGAAAGACTATAGGGTAGAAGTAAAAATAAAAAATAACTACCTATTAACTAAGATGATGGAGAACGGCGTAGCTAACGTGAACCAGTTGGCTAAGTTGACTAACTCATCCCCAGCTTGCGTAGGGGACATAGCGAATTTGAAAGTCTCTGCATACGATAAAAACGGGAAGGTGCGCCCAATAGTAAGTAAAATATGCGAGTTTTTATCGTGTTGCCCAGAGGATATATTTCCTGACCAGCATTTAATCATGCCTCTACACAATAACCGCTCTGTGGTTGAAGCAGATCAAGAAGAGCTTATTCCGGGGTACTTGTTGGAAGGCACTGTAGACCCACTAGCCCAGCTAGAAGGGGAAGAAAGTGCAAGGCATGTATACAAGCTAATCGCTCTCGCCAAGCTATCTGCCCGCGAAACTAAGATTTTAACAGCGAGCTTTGGTTTGGACGGCGGCGAACCTAAAACATACGCAGCTATTGGGGAAGAGCTTGGTATGGGCCGTGGGCGTACCCAACAAATAGCTAGTAAGGCACTAAGGAAGATGCACCGCTGTGCTACAAAAACAAATTGGCATGAAGGGGCTGACGAATACGTGCAGGCTACGATTGCGAAAGAGATTGAGGAAGACAAAAAGTTCATGGAAGAAACGCTGAGGCAGGCAAGAATAGAGCAAATACATGCTGAAATGCGGCGGCGGATTAGAGAATTACCCTACGCCGAGAACAGTGTTGGGCTAATAGCCATGCTTACACATGAGATGAATAAGGCTAATGCTGACAACGATGCGTTGGGGACAAAAATATATGCACAGGCAATTGATAGGTTTGAGGGCAACATTAAACAGGAGCTGGAGGCTTTGTATTGGAGTCTGGTAGACCGTATTAGGCAAACCTCAAATGCGGACATGAACTCCTTGCACGACGATCTTTCCCGTATACGCAATTTAAGGAAGAAACAAGGGCTCAATAAACATGCCGACCAATACCAACGTGCGCTGGACTTACTAGTGGTTGTAGAGGTTGACGAAACAGAAGAGGAGGTGAGTAATGACTAAAGATGATGTTACACCGTACGACCTAGCCTGCTTCATGGCGTTGCAAGGGGTGCTTGCGTCAGGTACGCGGATTGAATCGTGGTCAGTGGCTGTGCGTTCCGTCGATGCCTTGTTTGTGGAGTTGGCAAAGAAGCAGCAAAGTGGACAGTGGATGGAGCAAGGGCCGTGGAAAAACAAATGAAAAACTACATAGTAAATTTGTACGTGGTCGTGGTCACACTGTTTGCGGTAGTGGTGGCGTGTGTCGTAAGCACGATGGATTACGAAGCCGAAGCGCGGAAAGCGCAACTGCACTGCGACATGGTAAAAATATTTATTGAGTCAGACGGCGAGTACGGCTGGCCCGACTACAACAATACTGCGGAGGCGTGTGATGGAACCTAATGACGCTGGTGGCGATGCTGACCGGCACAACGATGAGGAATATACGCCCCTGATGGGCGGCGAGACGGATGGAGAGTATGGGATGCGGCGCAAAATCGTCATCCCTCCTGAACTTCGGTTCACTCCAACCCGAATTAGAACGGAGCGTGGTACTGATTTTTTGGGTAATACAGGAGCAAGTGAAATGAGCGAAGAAATCAAAAGGCTAGAAGCGGCGGTGAAGGCGGCGAAGGCGGAGGCGGAGGCGAAGGCGGAGGCGGAGAAGGCGGTGGAGGCGGCGGAGAAGGCGGTGGAGGCGGCGGAGAAGGCGGAGGGGGCGTGGGAGGCGGCGTGGGATGCGTTCCAGCAAGCGAAGGCACAGGCACAGGAGCAAGTGAAATGAACGAAGAAGAAATACAGTACACCGGAAGCCAAATCAGACGCGCTGCGCTGGAAAAACACGTAGCGGCGTTTCTGCGCTGCGGCGGTGTGGTGCAACAAATACCGGAGGGGGCCACAGGTTACCACCCCAGTGGGAAAGCAACGCCGTTTGTCATAAACATGAACGCGGCACCCCCAAAACCCCATAAGCAAGTAAAACAAAATTGGAAGGAGTACACGCATGGCAAATGAACAACTGGAGTTTGATTTCGGAAGGAACACACAAGTAGGTGGGGGCCACTACCGAAAGCACGACATACAACCGTGGGACGCTATGGAGTCGTGGCTATCGGAAGAAGAATTCTGTGGGTTCCTGCGAGGCAACATCATTAAGTACATTGCAAGATACCGCGATAAGGGCGGTGTAGAAGACTTGAGGAAAGCAGCGCACTACTTGGACAAACTCATTACGGAAGAGCTGGGCAGGTGAAAGAAAAACCTTTACCCCTAGTGTGTACCTGTGGCGCGGAAATGGTGAGCGTTGTTGCAAACGATACCCCGGACCAACACGCGTACCGAAAGGGCTGGTTCTGCTTTACATGCAAACGGTGGGTTAACGCCGTGCACCGCGAACGACTAATCAACAAGGAACCCAAGCCATGACCACATGGAGCTACTCTAGTATCAAGACTTTTGACCAGTGCCCCAAGAAGTACTACCACTTGAAGGTGCTCAACGATGTGGAAGACAAGGGTAGTGAAGCTACCCGGTACGGCAACGAAGCCCATAAAGCTGCGGAGGAGTTTATAAAATCGGGTATTCCGCTACCCGCTAAATTTTCGTACCTACAAAGAGTTCTTAACGCCCTGAACGCTATACCGGGGGAGAAACACTGCGAATTGGAACTAGGCATAGCGGTTACAGATAAAGGCTACACCCCTTGCGCCTTTTCAGATAGCAGTAGATGGTGGCGGGGTATTGCTGACCTACTGATAATCAAAGGGGAGTCTGCGTTTCTTGTGGACTACAAGACGAGCAAAAATGCCAAGTACGCGGACACTAAGCAGCTTGACGTGCTTGCTGGAGCAGTGTTTACTCATTACCCTAAAGTGAAGAAGCTAAAGTCCGCCCTTGCGTTTGTAGTAAGCAACGAGTTTGTCAGGAAAGAACACACTGCGGACATGGCAGGGTCATACCTTGCTACGTTTAATAACGAACTGAGTAGGCTAGCAGGGGCTGAGGAGACCGGCGTATGGAACGCCAAGTCCGGTCCCTTGTGTGCGTACTGCCCGGTAACTAAATGCGAACACCACAGGAGACGTTGATATGCCATACAAGAACAAAGCGGACAGAGATTACAAAACGGAGTACGAGAACTACCAAGGGACTGAGGAGCAGAAGAAACGCCGTGCGCAACGCAACAAGGCTCGGCGCGAAATGGCGGCGAAGGGCAAGGTGCACAAGGGCGATGGCAAGGATGTAGATCACGTCAAGCCCCTATCAAAGGGCGGTGGGACTAATGCGGGTAACTTGAAGGTTAAGAGTGCGCACAACAATCGTTCCTATGCTCGCAACAAAGACCACTCAGTAAAATAAAACTAACGTAACAAAATCCCCTTTAGGAGGGTGCGAAATATGAAACATGTAAATGAACTAAGAGACCAAGTTTCCATTGTGTTTGCAGAACTTAAAGCTGGTTCGATAGAACCGAAGGTAGCTAAGGAATTAGCGAACCTCGCGGGCAAGATGGTTAACTCCGCTAAGGTACAGTTGGACTACCACGCTATGCGCAAGGAAACCACTGCGAAGATATTTTTCTTGCACTCAGTAGACAAGTAGTGGAGCTGCGCACTTGCAAAACCTGCGGTGAAGCTAAGGACATACTTGCATTTTATAGGCGTCATCAATGCAAAACCTGCCGACAGTTTATCCGTAATGGGGGGCGGCTCGCGGCTCCAAAAATATCTAAAGGTCAAGTTATAGTATTTTTGGAGGGCTTGGCTCGTAAGCATTGTAATGCCTGTTCCGTAGAGAAGCCTTTAGCCGAGTTTAATAAGAACCACACAGCTATTACAGGGTACACGTCCTACTGTAATACGTGCATTAACGTAAAAAAACGCGCTGCTATCCAAAAAAACCCCGAAAAGCACCGAACTGCCAAGCGGCTTTGGGAGGTTAACAATTACGCTAGGCATCGCGAAGGAGACAGGAGGAGACATGTTCGCTACAACGCTAAACCCGAAAAAAAGGCGGCGCGTAAAATACGGGGAGACGAGTGGAGAAAGCTCCACCCAGAGGCGTGTGCGTTATCCTCTAAACGTAGAACTGCCGAGTATAGCTCCGCGTACGTAGCACAATGCTTGTACGTGAGAACCAAGGTTGCAGATCGCCCTGAAATACCCGTGGGGTTAATAGATGGTAAACGGGAAGTTATGCGTGTATTTAGGGAATTAAAAGCTACAACAACGCCGCCAACCAGCAGGGAGTACAGTATGCAATACAGGAAGCAAAATGCAGAGGCAATAAAAGCAAGAAGAAGTGCCTATGATCTTGCCAATGTAGAAAAAAAGAGAGCGTACCGCGTTGCGTACTTCGCAAACAACAAGGAAAAAATAGCTGCGTATAACTTCGCCAACAAGGAAGCCATAAAAGCGGCACAGGTCGCATACCGTCTCAAACACAAGGAGAGAATAGCGGCGCGTGACCTTGCGTATAGGCGGGCTCGCAGAGCAAAACTAGCAGCAACAAACGGGGAAATAAAAAGTAATGCAAATAGTTGATAACAGAGCAATCGTAATAAAGACTACGCGACCGCACCTGATAACGGAGCGTATCAAGAAGTCTAAGGTAGTACGTGAAACTGACGGGATGTACGAAGTCGCTGTGCACTGGGGGCTAGCGGAGGCGCAAGCCTTAGCGGAACTTGGAGTCAAAGACGCACCGTCTACTATAATCAGGGACTACGAGTGGACGGGCAAACTCACGCCATTCGCGCACCAGAAAGAAACAGCGGCGTTCCTAACCCTACGCAAAAAAGCATTTTGCTTCAACGAGCAAGGGACAGGTAAGACCGCAAGTGTTATCTGGGCGATTGACTACCTAATAAAGATCGGTGCAATTAAGCGAGTGCTGGTTATATGCCCTCTGTCCATTATGAAGTCCGCATGGCAGCAAGACCTGTTCAAGTTTGCTATGCACCGTAGCTGTTCGGTAGCCCACGGGGATGCAGCAGCACGACGCAAGATACTAAACGCGGGATCGGAGTTCGTCATCATTAACTTCGATGGCGTAGCGGTGGTGAAGCAAGAAATACTTGACGGTGGCTTTGACCTGATCGTGGTGGATGAAGCTAACGCCTATAAAAACGTCAAGACCAACCGTTGGAAAGTCATTAAGGAACTTTCAGCTACTATGGAGTGGTTATGGATGCTTACGGGTACTCCAGCAGCACAATCCCCTATAGATGCGTACGGTATAGCCAAGCTAGTAAACCCAAGCACACCAAAGTTCTTTGGGACTTTCCGGGACTCGGTGATGTACAAAGTAACTGAGCACATATGGAAGCCCAAAATAACGGCTGATAAAACTGTACACGCGCTACTGCAACCCGCAATTAGGTTTGAGCGTAACCAGTGTCTTGATCTCCCGGAGGTAACCTTTGTAGAGCGGGACGCACCGTTAACCCCTATGCAGAAGGCATACTACACTACGTTAAAAAACCAAATGACCTTTGAAGCGGCTGGGGAAAAAGTAACCTCGGTTAACGCGGCAACCAACATAAACAAACTTCTGCAAATCTCAGGTGGTGCGGTGTACTCGGAGACTGGGGAAGTTATATTGTTTGATGTAAGCAACAGGCTGAACGCAGTGCTTGAGGTTATACAGGAGGCATCACACAAAGTTCTGGTATTCGTGCCGTTTACCCATACCATAGAACTACTAAGTGAGTTCCTGACCAAGCACAAAATAACTAACGCCGTAATAGCTGGCAGCGTCTCAGTTAACAACCGCGCCAAGATCATCCAAGACTTTCAGGAGAAGCCTGACCCCTACGTGCTTGTCATCCAGCCCCAAGCTGCATCGCACGGGCTTACGCTAACCGCTGCGGATACTATTATCTGGTACGCTCCAGTAACAAGCGTAGAGACCTACCTGCAAGCAAACGCCCGGATTAACCGCCCGGGGCAGCACCACCCCATGACTATCGTGCATATACAGGGGAGCAAGGTTGAAAACAAGTTATACACTATGCTTCAGCACAACATAACCAACCACAATAAAATAATTGATCTTTACCGCCAAGAACTTGAAATAACCGCTTGACAATGTCCAACACAATGCTAAGCTCGTCCTCCCATACAAACAGAGAGGGCATCATGGACAACATAACCCCAGATAAACTAGCTGCGGTGTACCTAAAGATTCGCGGCAAGATAGCGGAGCTGGAAGCAGAGATAACCACCTACAAAGAGCAGATGGGTGAAATAAGTAACAAGATGCTTGCGCTTTGTGCAGAGGGTAACATCAACAGCATTAACACGCCGGAAGGGACTATATCCCGCAGGCTATCTTCCCGGTACTGGACTAGCGACTGGGAGTCTATGTACAAGTTTATACACGACAACGACGCTGCGTTTTTATTGGAGAAGCGTTTGAGCAACGGAGCGCTTAAAGAGTTCCTTACCGAATACCCTGACTTAAGCCCACCCGGGCTACAGTCTAACAACGAGTACGTAATATCCGTACGTAAACCAACCGCTAAATAGGAGTTACATATGTCAAGTGAAGTAAGCATATTTGGGGACAAAGCAAATGTTGTTCCCGCAGAAGGTCGCAGACTAAGCAAGCTGGGGCAGTCCCTTGCGTCCCGTGCTATGTCCCGGCGCATCCAGACCAATACCAACGGCACGTTCAAGCGGTTGGTTAACGGCGAGCAGATAGGCAACGCAGTACGCGGGGAGCTGGACATCATAATTGTTGACCTGCTGCCCAACGTATCCCGCGTGTACTACCGCGAACAGTTTGATCCCAGCAAAGAAGCCACACTGCCCAACTGCTGGTCCAACATAGGCGACAAGCCCGAGAGCAACGTACCGGAGGCTTCACACAGCAATTGTGCAGAATGCCCCATGAACATTAAAGGCTCAGGGCAAAACGGTAGCAAAGCCTGTAGGTATCAGCGCCGCATTGCAGTGCTTGTAGCAGGCGATTCGACTGGCGAAGTTTACCAGTTTAACATCCCCGCCAAGTCTCTGTTCGGCAAGGGCACCGGCAACACTCACCCGTTTGAGCAGTACGTTAAGTTTTTGCTTGCCAACGGTGAGTCCCCGGATACGGTAGTTACCAAGGTGTTCTATGACGACAACGCAGACACACTGGAGCTGTTGTTCTCCCCGCAGCGCAGTTTAAGTGACGCGGAATACCAGCTGGTCGTAGCCGCCCAAGCCAGACCAGAAACATCCAACTACACAAAGATCACGGTTGCCCAAGCAGACGGTGTAACCAAAGCACCTGCTAAAGCCGAAGCAGTAGTAACACCGAAGGCAGCGGCCAAACCGGTTGTTCGTAGCGAAGACCCTGACGGAGAAGTTGCAACCCCAGTCACGGAGCCTACAAAACGGGTGGGCAAAAAAGAAGCTGCGCCGAAGCCCACCGCTGACTTAGCTTCTGTTATCGACCAGTGGGGCGGGGACGACTCGTAACATGAGCTACGGATACACTGCAAGGCTCATAGAGCTAAACAAACGGGCTAACATATCTAGTTTGGGAGTGAGGCTGGGGCGCGTATGTATTAAGCAGGATGTGCCCGTAAGCACCGTAGCGGAAGCGATGGGGGTTAGCCGCCAGACAGTGTACAACTGGTTCACTGGCAGCGTACTCCCCGGGCTAGCTATGGAACCCCTCATCAGAGCCCGGATAAAAAAATACAACCACTAGACGTGGCCCCCTAGACGCACCAAAGGAATTTGGGGGGTTCAACATCCCCCATAGAAACACAATATGGCTGAGTTTGACCTGTTAAATGCTGTTCAACCCTTGGAGGGGTGGTTTGTAGTCGTAGGACTGCGTGACGGGCTGAAAGATATTAAGCAAGTTTTTGTAGCCACTAGGGAAGAGGTAGACACACAAGCTGCGGCATGGGTAGCACAGAAGCGGAATGTATTCTTCGGGCTAGCCAAATACAACGCCGACACTAACCGAACGAAGGACAATGTCAAAACATTAAAGGCGTTCTGGTTAGACATAGACTGCGGTAAAGACAAAGCCAAGGAAGACCCGGTTACGGGCAGGCCCAAGGGGTACATAGACCAAACCGCTGGACTTCATGCGCTCCGGGAGTTCTGCACTCTTATCGGGTTGCCAAAGCCCATCATTGTAAACTCGGGACGTGGACTCCATGTCTACTGGGCGTTGGAGGCGGATATCTCCCGCGCTGAGTGGGAACCCGTTGGACTTAGACTGCGTGATCTCTGCAAGTTGCATAGCTTCTATGTTGACCCCGCTATTTTTGAAGTAGCCCGTATCCTACGAGTGCCCGGCACGTTGAACTTTAAGTCTGATCCGCCTAGCGCAGTAGAGGTACTAAGCACGGCAGGTCCTGTTGCCTTCGATAAGTTTCGTAGTCTCTTGGGGGTAGAGGACTTAGCCATAGCGCCGCCGAAAGTTAAGCGGGAGCTAAGTGCGCTAGGCAAGTCGATGTTGGGCAACGTGGAGTCTTCCTTCAAGAAGATAATGCTACGTAGTGCTAACGGCACTGGGTGTCAGCAGTTGCTGTCGTGCTTTCAGGATCGGGCTACCTTAGACGAGCCCCGGTGGTTTGACGCGCTTTCAATCGCCAAGTTTTGTTCAGACCGCGACACCGCTATCCACAAGTTATCCGAAGGACACCCCGACTACGACTACGCCGTAGTGGAGAAGAAGGTCCAAGGAATTAAAGGCCCCCACAGTTGTGCGGAGTTTGAGGCTAAGAACCCCGGAGGATGCGAGGGTTGCCCACACTGGGGGAAGATAACTAACCCTCTGGCGTTGGGTAGAGACATAGCCCGCGCTGCCGAGACCGACAACACGGTAGAAGTAGAGACAGTAGAGACAGTAGGGGAAGTAGAAGTAAAGACGCACCATATACCCGCGTACCCATTTCCATACTTCAGGGGTAAGACCGGCGGTGTCTATGTGCAGTCAGATAGCGATGAGGAAGAACCCAAGCTGGTATGTGTGCACGACTTGTACGTGTTGAAGTTGATGCACGACCCACTAGAGAAGTTTGTGGCGGTGCTTAGGGTACATCTACCAATGGACGGAGTTATAGAATTTGTAATACCAAACACAAGTATCACGGATCGCGGGGAGCTGCGCAAAGCGTTGTCTGGGGTCGGGGTACTAGGTGGCGAGGCTAAGTTTTCGCTACTGGCATCATACATAATGGCATCTGTAAACGAACTTCAACACCGAGCAAAGGCGGAGCTTATGAGATTACAATACGGTTGGGCGGATAAAGATAGCAAGTTTATCGCAGGTAATAGAGAGATATCTCAATACGGGGTGTACCACAGCCCCCCTTCATCTGCTACCCGCACCATGACGCACTTGTTTGAACCCAAAGGCACATTGGACAAATGGAAAGAGGTGTTTAAGCTATACGGTAGGCCGGGTTTAGAGGTGCAGGCTTTTGCTGCCTTGAGTGGCTTTGGCGCTCCCCTCCTTAAGTTCACTGGGCAAAAGGGAGCAATCATAAATCTTATACATACTAAATCTGGCACGGGGAAGACCACCGTGCTGCGTATGGCCAACAGCATATTTGGCGACCCCGAGGGATTACTTGGCACACCAGACGACACTAAGGTAGGCAGGATTATAAAAGTAGGGATACTGAACAACATAGTTAACACAATCGACGAGTTAACCAACATCACCGGGGAAGAGACCTCTCAGCTTTTATATGCCTACTCGCAAGGGCGCGGCAAAGACAAGGCCAAAAACAACGCCAATGAACTACGGGAGAACAACATAACATGGAGGACAATCACACTAAGCAGTGGCAATGCGTCCCTTAGCGAAAAACTAACCGTGCTAAAGAACTCCCCCGAAGGAGAGCTTATGCGGCTTATGGAGTTTAAGATCGTACCCCCGAGTAGCGCTATTGTCTCCGTGGAAGAGGGTAAGGATTTGTTTGACCACGCACTGAACGAAAACTACGGCCATGCGGGGGACATATACATGCGGTGGGTGGTGAGCAACCTTGATGAAGTAATAGCTACACTATTGCGGGTGCAAAAGGCGGTTGATATAGAGCTTAACCTAACGCAACGGGAGCGTAACTTCTCCGCGATGGTGGCTTCTAATATAGTTGGGGGGCTTATTGCTAAACGAATCGGGCTTATAGACTGGGACATAAACCGCATACGCCATGTAGTTTCGCCCAAGATAATGCAGCTGGGTAAGGATTCCGTAGCGCCCGCAGCAGACGCAAGCGGTGTACTTGGGGATTACATGTACCGACACAACCACAACGTCTTGGTCGTTGACGACGGTGTAGACAAGCGCAGCAACATGCACAAACTTCCCATACAGGAACCTAGGGGGGCATTGCTGATACGTTACGAACCTGACACCAAGCGTGTGTTTATTTCGACAAAGGAGTTTAAGAAGGACTGCGCGGAAAGCCAGATAGACTACAAAGACCTACTGCAAGAGCTTACAGATACCGGGGTGTTGCTAGAGATTATGAACAAACGTATGTCAAAAGGGTCGAAGATTGCAGCCCCGGGAGTTCGCGCCCTAGTGCTGGACTCCGCGCACAAAGACTTCTACCTAGACATGGACAACTTGATGGGGCTTACCGCAGCGCCGGATGAGAATTGAAACCGTCATCTACACTATAAACTGGGATAACTTCAAGGCGGGGCGTTCGTTTTTCATTCCGTGCCTTAACCCCACCGAAGCCCTGCGGGAGATACTACAACACACCCAGCACCTCAAACTCGACGTAGCTACTAAAGTAGTAATAGAGGAAGGAGTGCGGGGTATCCGGGTATGGCGAGTTACTCCCCCTCGTCTAAGCTCTCGAAGCGGGTAATCATTTCATTGCGCAGCACGGGGTTTAGCCTTAGCCCGTTAGTACTTTCTAGGATAGCGGCCCTTCTACTACGGAAAGAATCGGCCAAAGTACCACGCTTAACAAGTCCGGGGTATCGTGCACCTAGTATACGCAGCTTGCGCAGCGCTTCTTGCAACATATCCTCGTCTCCCGCGTCCCTCGACACCCATGCTAGATCGAGTAGCCGATCTCGTTGGGCAAATGCAAATGTTTGCAAATCCATAGCCATACCACGTTCTTCGTAAAGCAGCGCAAGGTCTGCCGGGCCAAAGCCTACCATCTGCATCACGGCGTTGTACTCACTAATATCTTCGGAAATTACTTTGCCGTCTTTGGTAAGAACCCCACCCTCGTCCAAGAAACGCGCAGCGCGTAGCATGTTGCCAACAGCGGAAGGCATTATTTGCTCAAACCCGCGGCCATAGAACCCCTCTTGGAACAATTTAACCCCCGCTTCTACGTTGGCTAAGTAGCCCACAGTAGGCCCAAGGGATTGAATCAACATAGCCCGGAGATACCCTACGTCTTCAATTAACTGGGGGTCTTCGCGGAATACTAAGTTTTTGGTTAGCGCAGCACGGTCAGCAATTGCCAGATTGGTGTAGTAGTTTAACGGACCTTTGTAAGCAATTTCTTTTACCGTGTCCTGTAGCCATTCGTCACTATTCCAGTACTCGAAGTCATCCTCGTCCTCATCCGACATGCTTTGCATAAGGTTATTTACTACCTCGGCAAACCCAAGGAACACCCCTAAAAACGGAGCCCCTGCTACTCCGCTAACCGCAGTAGTCGTAAGCAAAGTACCCATCAACTGGCGGCGGGCAATGCGCTTCACCTCCGGGCTTTCTCCCTTAAGAGAATCTCGCATGGACCTAGCAACAACGAACGCACCGTTCCAAGCAAAGGTTTTGAACGTACCAAACACGCGCCCAAGAGGACTCTGGAATAGCTTGGGTCCCGTTATAGCCATGCCCGATGTGTTTACTTGCTTAACAGCATCCAGTGCATACGCAATGGCTTCGCGGTCCGACATCGGGTTAACCCCGTTGCCACCTTTTTTGGCAAGTTCATAAGCGGCAATAGCCATAACTGCGCGGTTAACTTTCTCTGTGACGTTAAACGGTATGCCCGCAAACACCATGCCCCGGGCAATTATCCCTTGGGAGTCTTCCGTCGATTCGCTACGCCCCTCAAGAATTTCTCGCGTCTGGGTATGCTGCAACTGACCGTGGTTATTTAGAGTGTTAAACAACTGTTTATAGCGGGGGCTGTTACCCCATACATCGTACTTGCCAATGGCCGTCTTGCTTGCTGCCGCCATAGCCTCGGCTGCTTCGGGGTACCCAAAGCGTCCGCCCAGCAGGGGATACCCCAATATACCCAAAGAAGTTAAGTTGATGGCAGCAGAAGCCACACTGCCCAATATGAACGCGGCGTAACTCACGGCAGTAATTTTTGCAACCAACGGCGTAAACGTGGGGTTGTGGAAAAAGTCCTTGGACTCTTTGCTGTTCAAATTACTACTGATAGCCCGTACGCTATTATCTAGGTCTCGTTCGGCTTCTATTGTCAGCAACGCGCTGTCTATATCGGGCAGGTACAAGGCATTACTCATGTGACGCGCCAACGAGATCATGGTATTTGCGTATACCCTAGCTACATCAGTGGACATGCCCGCCACGTTTTCTGACCGCATCATGCGTTTAACACTGGACTCAGCGGGGAACATGCTCAAATACGTTTGGTACACTGCGTTTAGCTGGTTTTGCGGGGCACCTTTGCTGGCTAAATCCGCCAGTACTTTGTGCACAAAGGAAGCGGGTGGCACCTTTGTAGCATCATAAGAAGCGTTGTCTATCCGGGAGTATGTTTCGTATTCGCCGTCATTTAGGCTAAGCTCTTTTATCTTCCTGTCACGTTCCTCTTGTGTCTCAAACTGCTCCACCACACGGCGGTCAGCTCGGGTATCTGTGTACTCAAGAACGAAATCCCCAAAGCGCATAAAAGGTACATACCCCACCACTGGATGCTCAGCTTCAAAACGCATTTGCATGGTTGCCCGCAACGTGGGGTTACCGGAGTACTGGCTCAGCAGCAAACTACGAAACTCTTTATGTATCTGGTTATAGTCCCGGCGCATGGTAAAATACATGTCCCGCACGGGTGCAGGTAGGTTGGCTAATACGTTTTTTAATCGGTTATACGCGTCTTGCTGCCCGGGAGTAGGAACGAATTTAGATTCCGGTAAAAAATCCAACGCCGCTATACGCGCTTCCGCAGCAAATTTAGCCATGCGCTGCACCGCCGCAGGGTGTTGCTTAGTGACCTTTTGAAATTCTTTGTATTTTGCGTTGGCATCTGAGACTCTATTTTCTACGTACCCAGTGCGTTGCTCCGAGGCATCAATAAGTTGTTTCAAAGCCCGTGCAAATTTTGCGTACTTAACCCCGGCGTTTTTATACATTTGGTAAATGTTGTCTAACCGCAACACACTAAACGCTAGTTTCTGTACCCCAGAAGTTGTTGACTCCAACTCCTCGCGTATGGTGCTAAGTGTTTTTGCAGTTGCGGGGTCCCCGGAGGCTTCGATGTCTTTCAGGGCTTGGACGGCGGAAGCCGGGGGGCCGTAGAGTATTACCTCTGCTGGGTTTGCTTCCACACCCTCGGATACATCTAAAGCGTCTGATACAAACTTGAGCCCAGCCTCGTACGCAGATTGCCCTTTGGAAAAACCAAAGAACTCGGCAATAGCCTGCATGATACGGTCCCACAAGCTCCCGCTTCGCGGTGCTTTGATAGTCTTAAGCAGCGCTTGGAACTCCGGGTTACTTACTAGCTCAGAGGCAAACTCATCTAGGTTTAGCCCGCCGTAGGAATCACCCATGCGATCCTTGATCTGCATGAAGAACTTCTGCATATCTTTAGTGATCTTGAGGTTTGGATTGGCAAACACTTTGGATAGCGCGGCATGGAGAACTTCGTGAATAAAGATGTGCTCGTTAAGCCCAGAGTCTGGGTCGAGTGTGATGGTGTCGGTGGTGGTGTTGTAAAAACCGGAGGAGTCGCCCTCCACTGCGCCAACAATAATCTTTGTCTTCAGCCCAAGGGATTTAACCTTGCGTAGTATCTGCGCTATCTCGGGTTTAGCTGTCTTTATAATTGCGTCTAGTACGGCATCTATGTTGCCCTTCTCAACCAGCGCCCGCATGGTGGCGTCAAAGGACTTACCTTGGTATTTGGGTCCTTTGTGAATGATTTGTCTTATCTGTTCGGGGCCCGATTTGCGCAGGTACTTAGTTTTACCCCCCGCTTCCGTATATGCTTGTTTCTGGGCAGGAAGCGCAGCTACTATGTCTGCCTTTTCCTTACTAAGAGTAATACCACCCACCGCCGTATCCGCTGTAGCTGCTTTTATTTCGGCATCCCCGCGTTTCACAGCTTCCGCCTTCAACACCTGTTCCGCGGGGGTTAATACCGCGGGTGTATAATTCTCTGTGTCTAGCTCCACCCCTGTCTCCGTCACAACGTCTTGGGTTGGAGGTGTATTACGTTTTTTAATAAAGCTTAACTCTGGGACCTTTGACGGCACAGGTTTAGTTGCGGGTTTTACTACGCGTTTTACTGCGGGCCCGGCTACGGATTCAGTTACGGGTTCAACTACGGGTTTGATTACTGGCTTCACCGCAGGTTTAGCTACGGGTTTGGTTACTGGTTTAACGGAAGGCTTTAGTTTTTTGCCGGTAATCGCAGGGGGGGTGGCGATTGGGGTATCAATGTTTCCGGTCGGGGGTGTTTCTTGTCCCAGTTTTGGTTTTTGCGCTTTTGCTTCGACGGTTTTAACTTGGCCATCTACGGGTACCTTTGGTGCAATTGGTTGTTTAACTTTTTTAGCCTGTTCGGGCTTTAGCACAGGGGCAGTAGTAGAAGTAAGAGTAGGCGTTTGAGATTCTGGACGTGCAAGAAAATTTTCAAACGCAGCAGCATCCTGTAAGCGGGGTTGGCGGGCAGCAATCTTGGCTACGTTTGCTTGTTCTTTTTCCAGCTCATTGACTCCAAGCACTTGCTCTAGGGGAGATCGGAGGGGGGATAGCAAGTCCACCGGGGCAGTTAAGTCCGCGACTCCTTGTTTTCGTGCGGCAACTTGTTGCTTTGCAGCTAATTTAGCGTCAGCAGCTTGCTTTTGCGCAGCTTGCCTTGCGACTATTTCAGCCTGTTTTTGCGCCCGGAGGGTAGCTGCCTCTTGAGCTTTTTGGGCTTTCAGCTCTTCATTACTTAGGGTCTTTTTACGTGCTAGTTGTGCCTTTTCAACTTGCTCCGGGGTGGTTTGCACGGCAAACAGCTCGCCCTGTTTATCTGTAGAACGCTGAGTTTTAATATCGGCAACGGTCTGGTCAAATACCGCACGTTCTTCGGGGGATAACTCCGACAGCGCCTTACGAGCGTCAAATACGGGGGGGGTTTCGTTGACCCCAACGAGTGTTCTGCTGGCTTGCGCCGCTGCCCGTTGCATCAGCGCTTCGATGTTCATGGCGCTCTTAATCGAATCAAATACTTCCCGGTCAGCCGGGGGTAGGGTATTAACCGCCGTTGCTTCCGTAAGCTTGCGGTTTTTCATTATCGCAAACACATCAGCATCACTAACTATAACCGGCAGGGCCCCAGTATCTTCCCCACCTAACCCAGCAGGTGCAAAGTCTTGGTTTCCGCTTCGGGTAAAAAACCCCTCGTTGTTACTCTGCTGTACCTGTGCTGCGGCTTGCTGTGCCGCACCCGCTTGGGTTGTGGGCGCAAGAACTGGGTCAACCCCCTCTAGCTCCATTTGGCCCTTCTGGTCCAACTGCTCGCGCTGCGCGGTAAACAAATCTTGTTGTTCTTCCTCCGCAAGCCCCCTTAGGCGGGTACGGGCCCTAGACCGCGTAGTAAGCCCGGATGCACCCCCAAACACACCGCCAACAGTGCCTGCTAAGTAAGCAGCTTCACCGTACTCCGCAAAAGCTTCGGGGCCCAGAACATCCAACCCCGCTTGAGCGCGTTCAATTACTTGTTGGGCTATCTCAGTGGGCATTTCAACAGCAGCGCCGCGAACCGCGCCTGTACCAACATTACGCCCAAGCTGAGCAACACCCCCTTTACCTTGTTGGGCTAAGGTACGAACCGCTACGGCGGTGAGGTTACGAGCGGCGTTAGCATCCAAACCTACGTCATCGGCAATGCCTAGTATGGACTTAATCAAAGGTTTACCAAACGTAATGTAGGTAGCTGCCACTTCCGGAACGGTCTGTGCCGCTGCCGCGAGCGCCGCTTTACCTACATTTACGTCTACTGGGGCACCCGTAGCTTGTTGTTCCGCCGCTTGGCGCTCCACGTTGGCACCAAAGAACTGTGGAAGTAACGCAGTGGCAGCACCAACACCTGCGCCTAAAAACGGTATGGGTATGGCAAGTTGCCCCAACAGCGCACCTGCGGCAGTAACCCCTAGTTGGGGTAGTTGAGCACCAACAGCCTCAGGTATCTGCCCAATGCCCGCCCCTATAGCGGACAACAAACCTTCCTCGTCGTACGCTTGTTTTACACGGGCAAAAGACGCACCTTCCCCGTATTTATCCTGTATAGCTTGCTGGCGTTGTAACCCCGCAAGCGCTGCCTCGTCAGCGTCCCCTATTACGGAACTGCCAGCCGTACGATAGCTAGACGCTAGTTGCTCCGCACCGCGTCCAATTTCGCTAAAAAACCCAGACTCGGGGGGTGGCTCTACTGCGGGCTGCGGCCCTGTTTGCAATTGCCTAACTAACGCAGCCAAGCGGGTTGCGGCCCCTACATCCCCGGCTGCGTGTGCGTTGCGAAACGCCTGCAATGCTTCTTGGAGCTGTGCCATACGCCGTACTTACCCTGCCTATTTGTATTGGTCTAAAGCCGCTTGAGTATCTGCGTCAATCTCATTGCCAGTGGGGGCCACGGAAGTTACGGGCGCAATACCCGCCTGTTGGTACACCGCTTCTAACCTAGCGTCAATTTGGGCTATCTGGGCAATAAGGGTTTGTTTGGTAGCCGCGTCAGCAAACTCAGTCGAATCCTGAAGGCTTTTCCGCGTACTATTAAGGAGCGTTGCGGCTCTAAGCAGGTCATCAGAATTTTTTGCGTTTGCTATGCTAGCATCTATTTGGGCCATAGCCGCAGCATAGTCTTGGTCTGTGTTGTACCTTGCTGCATCAAGGGTAGCCTGAATTTGCTCGCGGTCAATAACATTGGCTTCTTCCGCTATACCAAGCTCTCGCTCTTTCAAGTCGATGGTTTCGAGCTTACCGAGGACATCCATTATCTCTGCTTTTACTCCAGCTTCACGCGCATTCATAGCATCACTACCGCCCATCATGGTAGCGGCAAAGGACGACTGACCCCCTGCGCCTTTTAGGAATGCAATAAGAGATTCCAACTTACTTTCCTGTTCCATGCGCAAGTCAGCCAACTGTTGGGCGTATGCCGATTGAGGCGTTGACGGTGTTCTTTCCATAGCTTTAGCTGGTACCTTAGGTACGTTTAAATCTTCTCCTAGCATGGAGGCTATATTACGTTCGTTATCCGCGTTGGTGATGCTGGATATGCCCCGGGTTGGAGCAGGTGTCGGTAGCGGACCGGTGCCCATGATTTGGGTAGGTGCTCTTGGAGCTTCGGCTCGTGGTGAAACGGGTGGGGGAATAGCTTCTAATTCAGGCTGTTTATCCCTGTACAAGTTCCCGGCCAACCCAAATGTCCCAACATTTCCAAGGTCAGACGCCGCCCCTAGAGTTCGTACGCCTAAATCTTCGATAAACCCCAATATGCCCTCGCTGGCACTAGGATCAAAACCAAACCTTTCTCTGTAATCTTCTGTGGGAGTAGTGGCCGTTTCGTAAGCAGACATGATAGGTATAGCGGGTCTTGCAAGATTACGCGCCATCCCCGGCAGCGCTTTAACTGGTGTCTTTTTTATAAACTCAAGGGCCGCTTTTGCCGCTGGTCCTCCTTTTTGGATAGCGCTAACAACGCTAGGCCCGTACATAGCGGTGGCGGCAGTTATACCGCCTAACGTCTGCCAATCAAAACCCTCGCCCCCACTTTCCGTACCCTCAACCGACCCAGCCTCAGCAAACGCAACAATGCCGCCCTCAGCCATACCAACCTGCTGCATGTTAGGCGCAGGGAGAGAAGATATCCCTTGTGCTTGGGCGGCTTGCTGCTGTTGGGCGAGGGCTTGGAGGCCCGGGGAAACTTGCTGGGCTACTTCGTTACGGGTCATGCCCATAACCTGCTCTTGCCGTTGGTCTTTTATAGTAGACGCAGGGGTCTGCATCTTCGCCTGCATATCGCGCTGCGCCGCTTCCTTGTCGGTTTTTAGCTTCTGCAACACAAGCAAATCAATCAGCTGTTGATTCTGCTGGTACGACTGCGCTAACGCATCCGGGTTATTCCGGTACGTATCCGCCTTCTGGTCAATGTCGCCTAGTATGCTGCCGATTCCGTATGCCATTGCCTTGTACTCAGTTATTGGCCCGCTGTTTTTAGAACGCTGGATGGGTTAGGGTCTTTGTTGGGGTTTCCATCAGCAGAACCGCCCATAAGTCCCATATTTTTTAAGAACTCTAAAATTCCGCCACTAGCGCCTATTAACGAGCTAAGCCCAGTAGGTTGAGTATACGTATTAGACTGTGCTTCTACTGGCATACCCTGAAGTAGTGACTGCTGATACTGAAGTTTCTTGAATGGGTCATCACGTTCTTCTTTAAACTGCCCGTAGTCCGCTGCAATACCTTCGCTCTCAATACCACGTTGGACGGCACCTGCACCCTGCTGGGCGTTAGCAACATCAAAGCCGTACTGGTTAGTGGATTGCTGGGCCTGCTGGCGGCGTTGTTCCTCAGTATTAAACTGTCCCTGACCTTGCGTAAAGGCTTGGTTGTAGCCTTGGCCTGTTATGTCTGCCATGTTGCGCAGTAAGTTGCGGATACCTTCGGAATCCATAATGGCTTGACGGGAACCACCATAAGCCCCCGCTTTAGTCATCCTGCCTGCGTTCTGCACACGTTGGATATCGGCTTGGCGTTGGGCTTCAGCCAACTGGGGCTCCAGTGACGCGCTAAGGTAGGGATTCATGTACTGCTCTGCTACACCCGGGTCATTAAATGACGTAGGAGAATAAGCCCCCATCGTAGACGTAGGCATAGAGAGCGAGGACAGCCCCTGATAGGCTTGGTTATGTAGCCCAGACTGCCCCGCAGTAAGGGGACCGCTATAGGCTTGATACGGCGTAGACGCGAGTGCCTTACCCTTGCCAAGCATGTCGGTGACGTACGAACCCGCCCAGTTAGATAGGGAGGATTCTTGACCAATTGGACCCTGCACTGCGTCAACCATCACCTACCTCACTTCGGCAACATTTTGCCGGGGTTAATTTGTTTACCTTGTGCCGTAGTACCAGTGCGAGCTTTGCGTATCCGCTCCATCATACTGTACAAAACTTGAGCCCCTGCTTCTGAGTTCCCATTACCAAGGTGGCTAACCACATCGGCGGGCAAGACGAACTCGCCATCGCTTAACGCAGCTTCTTGGGTGCCGTCGATATTAGCGGGGATTTTATCCGCCATGCCATCTGTAGGTCCACCGAGGTACATCCCATGCGTTAAGGAAGCTAAACCCCCTTGGGCCATCTGCATAACCGGGGGCGGCATTTGCCCAGTCCCGTAGGCACGAGGTTGGGACGCAGCGATCAAATCCTGTAGGGTTTTGTTTATGTTGGTTGTTGGCGCTACTGCGGGAATACGCGGAGCAAGACCTGTGTACTCTCTAGCTTTTTGCTGGATCTTAGCCACGGGCAAACCAGTAGCCTCTGCAAGCATAAGAGGGGATATACCGTGTTTATTCATCGCCGCCTGCACCTGCTGGTTCTTCTGGTCTTGGCTAAAATCAGGAGTTTGATTCTGTATGAAGTTGTATTTAGCCGCGATTTCCGCAGGCGTTCGTTGCAGCTGGGGGCGAAGTTGTTGTGCGGGGTTATCCCTGTTTAGGGTTTGTCTGGCAGCAGCCTGTGTGTCCGCTATAGACTGCAACCCCTGTGCGTCACTTGGCGTTGCAAAAGACATGTCGCTAAAATAGCGTTGCCCACCGCTACCGGGTCGGCGCAGCGGATCGTATGTACCACCAACTACTGATCTGATACCCGTGTAGTCTGGTATTTTGCCTTGGTACCCAGTGGGCTGTTGGTTGCCGCCAATCCCCATGAACTCTCCGATCTTGGCCCCAAGGTCAGATTCCGACAACGCTTTTACAGCGGCTATGGTAAGACCCGTTGCCCCGGCAACCTTAGCCCAGTCAACGTCACCCCCGGGGGCAAAAAAGTCTTTAGCGCTTTTACCTAGGCTATTTAACCATTTAGGCATGTCAATTCCCTCGCAGTAAACGTAGAGCTTCTGCAACTATATCGTGTTCACTTACTTTACCACCACTTGCGTAGGAGGTGTAGGGCGAAGTAATACGCGAAGCATATGGAGATAGGTAGCTAATGGGGTCATCATCCGACATATTCGGTGCAAATATGCTTTCCCCACCAACGTCATATAGATACTTTATATCGGTAAGGTCCCCGGGTGTCGTCGTTACTTGTTGGTAAGACTCTTCGCCTACTGGGAGGGTTGGGGTACTAGCACGGGCGCATTCCGCTGGGTGCAGTAAGGCATACACCGAGTCGCTACAGTTTTTGGGGGCTGGTGGCGGCGGAGGCGGCGGAGGCGGCGGAGGCGGCGGAGGCGGCGGAGGTGCCCCGGAGCACTCGGCTCGGTGTTCGGCGGCATACACTGGATTACCACAGTCCTGAGACGGCGGAGGTGGTGGCGGCGGAGGCGGCGGCGGTGGGGGCGGCGGCGGCGGCGGTGGAGGTGGAGGCGGTGGGGGCGGCGGCGGTGGAGGTGGTGGAGGGGTAACCACCTTAGGAGGTATATTCGTGGGGCCATACACAGGAGCATCAAGCGCAGAGCGATCAATGGTAACAGGGCCAAAGCACTCAGCCCGATGCTCAGCGGCATACACTGGGTCGTTACAGTTCTGGGACGGCGGAGGCGGCGGTGGGGGTGGAAAGGTGTCTGTTGCGGGGCCATCAACTTTAAAAGGACCAGCCCCTAAGCCAAAGCACTCAACTTGGTGCTCGGCGGCATACACCGGATCGCTACAGTCCTGAGACGGCGGAGGTGGTGGTGGCGGTGGAGGCGGCAGAGGTGGTGGTGGCGGTGGGGGCGGCGGTGGGGGCGGCGGTGGGGGCGGCGGTGGAGGAAGACGCGGCAAAGGAAAACGTGGTGTTTCGCCCCCAAGCATAAGTATTTCGCCCACACCGGGCAGGGTGGCTTCGTCTATAGCACCCGTTAACACCCCACGGGCCACGCTACCCGCAGTGCTTGTTCCCGTGTTATTGCCTAGCCCCGCGTTTATTAAAGCATCTATCGCAGGGACACCCGTACTTACATAAGCAGATGTACCCGCGTAGGTGCCAACCGGAATGGGGGTCGTAGTAGGGCCCACTCCCCCTGCACCCGAGCCGTAGTCAAAAACAATTCCCGCTCCAGCTGGTGAAAAGAGGGCGCTACGGTCTGCACCCCTAAGCCAATCCAGCCCATCCCCAATAGTGTCGGCAACACGGCCTACAACGGGTATATTGCTTAGCCTCTGCAAAAAAGATATATCATCATCCCGCTGCAAGTTGCCGGGCAACCCTATGCTACCGGAAGCAATAGCAGCGACCTTAGCAGCGTCTATTGCGGCGTTGCGAATCCTTTCAGCTTCTAAGTACTCAATGGGGTCTGTTGTGTCCGGGTCTAATGCACCGAGGGCCCCTTCCGCTGCTACCGCCGCTGCCGCTGCATTGTCATAAGCTTGGTCTAACCCCGCTGGTGTGTTCCCAGTGCCCGCAGTAGCCACCCTAAAGTCGTCTGCCTCCTGCATTCTACGGAGGTCGTCTATATAGGCGTAAAAGTCGTAGTTGTACGGGTTCATTGACCGAGGTCGAAGGGCAGAAACCTCGGTCGTATATATCCCCTCCGGTACGTCTTCTTTACCTACTGAATCACCCATCTACCCTGCTCCTACGGCGTTATCACTAGAACTACGGTTCCAACACTACCTGTACTACTTACTCCAGTAGCCACAACAGTGTCGTTTATCGACGTTTTTATCCTTAGCATCTGGCTTGTGGCTTGGACACCATCGACGGTATCCCGGTACACATCACCTATCCTTAAGTTAGGCAGGTCAGCCTGAGTAGGAAGTGTATCTAAGCTAAAGTTTAACCGCGCTGCATTGTACTGTCGTATTGCACCTAGCTGATTGAAGTATATGCGCAATACTTTGTTTAACCCGTCTATGTAGGCTTTGTCATACTCGTCTGGCGCCTGCGGTAATGCCGGTGCAGGTATTTGGGTAATAGTAATAGTAGCCATTTAGGTCAACGCCTGCCGTCAGGACGAATATCCAAACGAGGAGCACCCAACTGCCACGCCACACCCAGCGCAGTAGACTCTACTTGCATCGACATCTGCCTACCCCGTAGCCGGGTATATACTTGCCCAGTGAACTCCTCAACCGGTATAACCGCAGACCGCGTAATAGTAGCGTCAGCATCACCCCCTACCGACAACGGACTGTTATACCCAGAGCCTGAGTTTTTCAAAGGTAGCAAAGTCATTACTATCGCGGGGGACTGCGCCGTAGACC